CCATTTTTTTCCAAAACGGATTTGATGTTCTGAGGTAGACCCGTCAATCCCGTCAAAGACTTCTGGGTATCTTTCAGTAAGTCCTTTAATAAAGTTTTCAAAAAAAAAAGTGTGCCAAAGTGAATATCCATTGGGACATCCATAAACTTATCACCATCTATTGTACCATCGTATGCTTTAATATCATATAGTTTGCCTGTTGTTTTGATTACAGGTCTATATAGAATACTCATAATCTCAGCCCACTTCTCATTTATCTCAAACGTTTCGTATTTGCTAATATCTATATAAGCACCATAAGCCATTCTACTTAAATCAGGCTCAAACCCATACTCTACTCCATCTATTTGGATAAACTTTTGTAGTGGCATATCTATGTTATTAAAGAAGCTAATTAAATCTTCTCTAATAGCAATGTAGGTATCTATGTTTAGTTGCTGTATATATTCCAATGGAAACTTACATAGGTGATGAAATAAACAAGCCGTTATAGCTTCTTCTTCGCCAGCGTATGTTTCCAAATCTTTTCTTAGGGCTAGATACTGCTTTAGAGTTACTGCACTCCATTTAGTAGGTACTTCTATTTTAATTTCTTGCTTCATTATAATTTATTTGATTTTGGTGTTGTAATTACTTTACCTTTAGGTACAGCCCATTGTTCTGGATTTACTAAATTCAATTCAGTATTCATTACAGTTACTTCAGTAATAGGAATTATTGGTGCATTTTGTTGTGCTAATAGTGCTTGGTATTTAGCTTCTGCTGAATTCCTTTGTTGTATTGTAGCAGTTAGATAAGCTTTGTGTTTTCTCAATTCTTCTAATAGCTCTATGTTCTTCTTCTCACTCATAGCTACATAAGTTGCCATCTCCATAAAGTCTTGAGGAGTAGGATTGTTAATGTCAAATTCTTTTTCCATATTATATTTGTTTTATCTTACTGATATTATATATTTTCCAGCTGATGTGGCTTTATTACTTAATCTCATCATTGAAGCGTAACGAGCTGCATCTATTAAGTGATTATTAAAATCTATTGGTCTATCTAATTGCTTTCCAAATCTATCACTACTCCACTCATACGAATAGAACTCATTAATTAGATTCTGACATGTCTTTGGTATGTTTATCTTATAGTTCTGCATTACCTGAATACCAAAGTTAATACTATCCTTTCCTTTGATTACAGGCTTTATATTAAATCCTTCTCTATATAATTCTTCTATCAATCTTGGTTCTGCACTATCAGCCCATATCTCCTCTCTACCTTTCACTACTCCTTTCAACATAGTCACTATATCGTTTGTCACCATTCCTCTTTCATAGCAATGCTCTACAATGTATAGCTCGTTATTATATTTCCAAACACTAGCCAATGCAGTAGGGTCTGAGCTATATCCAAAATCCAAACCAAATGCTACAAACTCTGCATCATCCGGCAACCATTCACATTGAGTAAATTCAAATATTGCTTTCTCATTACCTACCCATTCTCCTAAACCATAAACCTTCCATGCTTTTTGATTAGTATGTCTTAATTCCTCAATGGCTTTCTTAACTGTGGTATCTAAATAAGGATTGTTCTTATAGGTTGTAAAGAATCTGCTACAATCACCCATCACTCTTATCCAATGGTATGGAGATACAGTAGGGTTATAACTTAATATGATTGGACCTGTTGTACGAATTTGTAGCTGGAAGTATGATTCTTCATCTATCTCATTTGCTTCCTCTAGCCATAAGATAGTACTCTTTAATCCTCTTAGCTTCTCAGCATCATCCGTTGATATAAATTGTATTATTGAATCATTATAGAATGTGTATATCCTATCTGATATATTGAAATCATTCTCATTCCATATATCCAACAATTGCATCACATCCTTAAAATCCTTCATTACAGTCCTTTTAAGCGATGGTATTGTCTTTCTTACTATTGTTATTATCTCTTTCTTTTCAAGCGCTTTAACGATACACCATTGAAGCAAAGCGTAGGTCTTGCCGCTTCTGGTGCCGCCAATATGATGCGTCACTCTTGTTGGTGAGTTATCCTGATTGGTATAAGTTATCGTTGTATTAATTTCCAAGTTCATGTTTACAATTGTGAATTTACATTTGTGAATCAGACCACTCCGAACCAATCCATTCCCTACCTAATGCTTCACACACTCTAGCGGTTGTGCCACTCCCCATAAAAGGGTCATACACTACACCAGGTATCTCTTTAACGAATTGATGTATGAGTTCAGGTGGAAACCCATTGGTCCCTGCTTTATGTGGGAAGTGAAAGCAATCCGGTATTAATGGTAGTTTATATTTTCTCTCCATACTCTTATGACGGTATGTAAGGATATTAACAAACCCTAACCTCCATATAACATCTCTCATATATGTTTTAACCCACACCTTCTCACTTATCAATTTAAAATCATTCTTAAACATTATATCGTTGTAGATAGTTTGTTTGTGTATAATACGCTTATCCGCTTTCCTATTGGTAGCAATCAACGTAACTAACCCTGATTTAGGATTAAACAAACTAAACCTCTCCATCATAAAGTTATAATATGGTTGTTCATCTAATGTATCCATCCCCAGCTCCGCAAAATCAGCAGGACCTGTAATGATGTAATCGTAATGTAGGTTTCGTTTAAGTGTTATTAAATTATCCTCTTTGTATGTAACGTTATTAATTTGATTCATCTAATATCTTTTGAGTTACATTTACAGTAATCTGCTCTATCCTTTGATTCACTTCTGCTTTCACTTCGGTTCTACTCAACTTAGGTATTGTATATTCTAATAGCTTAAATGCTAATTCTAATGCAGCTTGTGGGTCTTTCTTCTTTATCTCCTCCAAATCTTTTGATAGAGTTGATAGGGTATTATCTACTGCTCTTGCTATGGAAAGCTTAACCATCTCCGTAGAACGATTAACTGCTCCTTTTGGTCTTCCCTTACTTAATTTATGTCCGTTTTCAAACTTAGCCATTATAATCCATTATTTAATTGGTTTGTTATAATCTAACACAATCTATCACCTTTGTAGTGAACGTATCAGGAGACCACCTAAGAATTAGTCCTAAAGGGATTATCTATTGTTTCTCTTAAATGTTTCTTAGCTCTTTTGATTTGTGTGAAGGAGGTGGATTTGCATATCTTAATTTCTGATGATAACTTTTCTAATGTCATCTTATCATCAAAGAAATATAGTTGTGCTAATTTAGATGCCGGCCATAGTTTAGTTCTCTCCATATTCTTTAGCTCATCTATTACTTCATTGTATGCTTTATCTATCTTTTCATCTGAATCGGTATCGTATTCATCATCAGGTGTGTCCGATTCCGTATCAGCTTGGTATTGTATCTTCTTATCTCTCTTTACTTTATTTAGGAATCTACTTTTAAGAAATGCGTAACAATACATTACATTGAATGATTGTCCCCACCATAAAGAAGGATTAATTCGTTCTCCTAAATAACAATAGAGTTCAGATACTAAATCTTCTGCAACATCTCTATCCTTTACAATATTGAATGTAGCAGCTATTAACCAAGGGTGAGACTCTCTATACAATACTTCTAATCGTTTTGTATTTTCTAATCTCTTATTCTGCATCTTTAGTTCTTACAAATTGTCTTAAGTCCGAAACACATAATCCCCATAGACCGGATGATGATTTACAACTACATGGTTGATTAATTCTTTCACCTCTTATACGATTACATTTCTCCCATAGAGTACCCATTAGGTGTTCAGGAAGATACGATTTAATTCCTTCTAATTGTTCTCTTAACTCTATGAATTCAGCTAAGTTAAGCGGTGCGTATTTGCTTTCAGCAACAGGTGGTTGTTGTGGTATTTGTTCTTCCATATTATTCCGATGATTGATTTTTTGCATATACAAATGCTGCTATTGTTTTAGCTGCATCAGTATCATAACCCTTTTCCAATAATAGATTTATACAATCGGTTACCCACATTCCTTTAAGGTTATCTAATTCTTCTTTAGAGATATAATTGTAAATCTCTGTCTCTGATACTATTTTCATAATTAAAATATTTTTATTTCGTCACAATGTCCATAATAGGATTTGTCAGTTAATCTATTTAACCATTCTTTTCTTTGGCAACATCCGCATGATTTAAATCCTAATAAATCTATTGCTATCCATTCTGATATTCTACTTCCAAATCCTAAAGTAATTACGTGGATAAGTGCTTCTAAGTAATCACCTAATTTAATTCTTTTCATTTGCCAATCTATTTAATTTTGTTCTCCAAT